TCTGTCGTGCCCGCCTCGAACTGCCGGCGAACTGCATTCCACTGAGAGAAATTGAGTCCCATCCTTACCTCTTAAGCCGCAATATAGGCTTTAACGATCTGCTCGTCCTCGACGCGAACCGCGCCAAAGGTAGCGAAGCAGTACACGCGCCATGCGAACGATACGCTGGGGTCTTCAGCCACACGCACAGTGATGTCGCGGTTGACCTGCAGGCCGACAGCCTTGCGAGTCATAGCGAAGAACTCTGTGTAGGTGGGTGAGCTAGGTGAGTCAGTCAGCAGGCGGGTTGATACCACCCAGCTATAACCCATCCAGCTCTCAACGTAGCCCTTGGCAGTCAAAGGCCGCAGCGCGTTGTAGTCGCCACTGGTAGCCTCGGTCAGTTGCAGCAGCTTGCGAGCGCCGGCAGGCGAGACAACAAAGACCTTCTCGTCTTCTGGGTCAACGTCGTCTTTCATGAACCGCTCGGTAACCTCGGTAACGAGGTCATAGGTCAGCGGCACAGGTGCGCCAGACGTACCGATTGCTCGTGCAGCAGGGTAAGCAGTGGAGTTGCCGTCACCATCCATGGACGGACCACAGGCAGCGCCGATAATGGCATCGTCAAACGCACGACGCATTGCCTTGCCCTGCGCCATTGCGATATTGCTGTTGGGGTCAACCAGCATCTGCACAACGTCTTCCTGCTCGGTCAGTTCACCAACGTGCCAGGTCGAAGGCATGGAAACCCTGCGCGACCACGGCGCATCGTCAACAGGCGTGGGGACTGCGCGACCAATGCTGCCGGGTGTGCTTTTGCTGGCAGCATCAACTGAGCCAAGACGCTCCCAGTTATGCGCTTCAGATTGAACGGACTTCTCCATGACCCAAGGCCGCAAACGTGCAATGCCTTGCTGCGCCAGGTGGCGAACGGTGTTCTCGTAGGTCTGGATATATACTTTTTCGATTGTGTCGGCCATTGTAGGCTCCTAAAACAAACGTAGGTTCACGCATGCTCCAGGCTACCCGACACCCGCCGGACCCAACTGTGGTCGCTACCCATACGGACGACCACAGGCATATCTGTGTTACCGCCGATACTATCGTTACCCGGCAGCGGTTGCAAGACGCATAAGATCAACTCTTTTCTTCGCCAGCCGCTCGTACTCACCGGGTGCCAGTTCACTGGGTCGCTTGCCGATAATGCGCTTGCCAATCTCTTCAAGCTGCGCCCTGGCTTCTGCTGGCGTCATCAGCGGTGCAGACTGGTTGCCCTGCGATGCTACCTGCCCACCCTCGCCGGCACCTAGTGACTGGCTCAGACCGAACATCCAGCGTATGCCTTCAGCAGCCAGACTGCCATTGTCGAACGCGGCCATAACATCTGCCGGCGCTTTGGTAGCCTCGAGCGCCCTGCGTGCAGCAGCCATGCGAGACTCAAACGCCATGCCCCACTCGCCGCGCAACTGCTGCATCTGTGCCTGGTGGTCGGACAACTGGTTAGCCTGGCTGTTGGCTTCGTCGCTCAGCATAGTCTGGTACAGCTTAGCCGCTTGGTCTGCGGTCAGCCCAGCCTCGTGCGCTATGGCCTTCAGCCTGCCGATACGCTCGTCGGGTATCTGGTAGCCCTCGATGTCAGGCAGCGTGTACTTGTCTGCCGAGTCAGGCTTGCCGAGCGCAGTCAGGATAGCGTCAAACGACTCCGGGTCGCTGGTGTCTGGCTTGCGCATAAGGCCCGGCGCCTTCTCCATCACGCGCTGATAGAACTGCTGCATTGCCTCGGGTCCAGCGTCAGCGCTTGGTATGCGCAACGAATTGCCCATGTATTCAGCAGCGCCCTTGATGCCGGCGAACGCCTCGTCAGCCGTCTTCGCCTCGCGGATGTATGGCGCGTCACGCAACTGTGCCGGCAACGATGCCCGCCAGTCTTCTGCTGCCTGCGATTCTTGCGGTTGTGCTACCTGCTCGTCACTCATGCTTGCCTGCTGCCCTCAACATGCTTTGTATGTACCTGACCACTGCCCGCTTGCCCAGGTTGTAATAGGTTGTCTCTGGCGTGTCGCCTAGCAGTTGGTCCTTGTCGAACGTGTCTGCCAGCATCTCAAGCGCCTTCTTCCCATCCGGGTTGATATGGAACGCCGAGTAAAAGATTATCTCGCGCTGTACTGCGTCCTTGTCGTCAGCCACCGACCGCCCTCATGTTGGCCACGCCCTTGGCTTGCGCTTCAGCAGCCTGGCCTTCTGCTGCCTGCATCTCTGCCTCCATCATCCGCTGCTGCGCCTCTTCACGCTGCGCCCGCAGTTCGCGCACCTCTGTATCAGATCGCATAACACTAGCCGGCACGCCCAGCAGAGAGCCTAGCTCACGCGCAATCTTCACGCTGTCGATAACGTCCAGCATCTCAGGCAGCACCTCTGCCATGCTGGCCAGGTTGCCGACCCATGACTGGATAGCCACGGCCCGGTCACTGCGCTGAGCCATGGCCAACGGCCCGGTGTACTTCACATCCCACTGCGCCATTCTGCTGCGCACAATCTCAGGCACCGGACCCAGCTGGCCAGCGCGCAACATCATGTTAAAGGCACGCTCTATCAGCGGGTTGAGGAAGTCGGACTCAAGCCTGCCCAGCGTAGGCGCGAGGAACTTCTGCATCTGCTCATAGCGCACACGGACCTCTGTTGCCGTCATTGCCGGCGACTCTTTTAGTTCCAGGTCGGTGACATGGAAGTAGCTCTTGATTGCCTGCCTCAGGTCAGCAGTCTTCATGTCTGCCACATCAAACCTGATAGGCACATTGAGTGGCGAGATCTCGTTGATGTCGCGCATGACGGTCAGGCCGCGTGCCTTGTTCTGCAGCTCGCCAATGACCGCGCCTTCGTTCATCTTCTGCGGCGGGTCAATCACTTTATCGCACGAATCCAGCGTCATCTTGACCAGCCAGTTCAGCGTCAGCACATCAGGCAGCGCCACCATTGCTGGCGAGTTGCCCCACTGGCTTTCACTGGTCTTGGACCACCGAGGCAGGAATGCAGGCATCTCATAGTAGCCTCCTTCCTCGCCAATCAGCTCAGCACCCTGGCGCAGTATGTACTTGTAGCCGTATGGCCGCGCCTTCGGTGCCATGACCTCACGAATCTTCGCGTCGTTGTTGCGCGGGTAGATAGCAAATACGATGTCGAGCGCGGTATCGGGGTCCCTGTCGTATGCGTCAGTGATGGATGCCGGCACGTTATCAATGCCGAACTTGGCTATCACCGCCGACGGCTTCCAGCGCAGCAGGCGGTAGAAGGCATACACGTTGCCGTTGTTGTCAGGGTCGAAATAGACCTCCTTGACCGGCACCGACGAGAACGTGAAGCCACCCCAGCCGTCGTCCTGCATGTTCTCTTCATGCACGATAGCAGCAGTGCCGAACAGGACCATATCAAGGTAGGCTTCGGATGCCTCAAGATTGAAATTGCTTTCCTGCAGCGCCGAGTACACAGCAGCAGAGCACGCTTCCAGCCAGGTCTGCGCGTCCTTGTCTTTGCGCAGCTCCTTGTCGCGGTACTCCAGAGAGAACCACTGCAGCGCCGGGGAGGTCAGACTGCCGTGGATGTGGCTTGCCAGCGTCTTAGCCGCCATGACTGCGGTGCTGTCGAATACGTGACGATGCCGCCACTCAATGCCCCCTTCCTGCGCTGACTTGTCGAAGAAGCGGCCACGATACGGTGCGATATACCGCGCCGTCGCGTCCCACATTTCCTCGATGACAGAGCGGTTAGCCTTGGCCTGCTCGTACCGCTTGATGATTTCGCTATTGTCCACTGCCTACCACCTTGGGAGCCGCGCCCCGCTTACGGATGACAGGCTTCACTGCCTCCATCCTGTTCATGCCGTACCGGAA